TTTTCTGCTCATTATTAGCTCCTTCTGATGCCATTCTATTTCAGGAAGGAGTGTCCGTTAAACTCAGGCTACCTCAAGAAAACATATTGTATGCACCAGATAGATTGGAAGTAGCATACCCTCCAAGCTCACTTCTAATCTGAACGGCTCTCATCATTTCCGGGGTTAACTCCTTCGGCACCATAACCCAACCATCCGGAGTTACCGGAGAGTTGCCACCGGGAATATTTTCCGGAATATTTTGTTGTGCGTTTTGTGGTTGTTCTGATTTACCCTGAAGCATGGCGGCGCGGCAGGCGTTCCAGCCAGCTGTTCGCCCAAGCGCGTAAACTTCAGATGGATCAAGATAATCAATGTCATGCCCGTCCTCATCGTCGTTCTCAGGTAATGCAGCAGGTACTACCGGTACTGGCGGAGCGGCGTAGACCTCAATAATTCCATTATCAATAGGCCATTCTCCATCCTTGAGGTAGTCACTTGTGCCGTCAACTTGCTGTTCTGCAATGTGGAATGCACCTATTGGTTTTGCTTCCAGCGATGCCAGAGCAATCCGTGCCAGTTCCATTTGTTCGCCACTAGTAAGTCCGTTATCAAGCGGGGATTTAATGAACAATTCGATACGTTCTTTAGTGATAGTGCTCATATCACTCTCCTTTGATGCGAATGCCAGCTGCGCTTGCTGATTCTTCATATGCGCGTTTAGCAGCGTTAAGGATTGCTGCCAGTGGCGTATAGCCGCCATCCATTCGGATTGTGTTGTGGATGCCAGCCATTGTGTCGCGCAATTTGCTGTGGCTAGCAGACAGTTCTGCTATGCACTTCTCTGCGGCATCGGCTCGATCTTTTTCACGCTGGAACATTTTGTGAGTGCGGTCTATAGCTTCGATTCGTGCCGCTGATGTCTTCTGCACGGCTTCAAGCTCAACACGCAGCTTCCCAACCGTAAGAGCAATATCCTCGTTCTTCTGGTCGCGGCGTTTGATGTATTGCTGGTTTCTTTCCCGTTCATCCAGTAGTGCCAGCACGGTTTCTGGCCCGGTCAGAAATTTGAAGGCGTTGAGCGCATCAATATCCACACCGTAATCCTTAAGTTCCTGTTCAGTTAACAAATCATCATCAACTGGCAACATTAACAGGCGTTCCATTGCCGGAATTGCACGCTCTGCCGCCTCACGCAGTGCCTGATAGTCAATCTTGCTCATTGGATGACTCCTTTACGAAGCTGTTCGGCGATATCTTCGAGAACGCCATCAGAGAATGAACGGTCAAAATCGCCTTCCGGCGCATTGGCCATAAACTCAGTAGAGGTAAGAATCATCCGGGCAATATCAGCGGCGTTCTTCGCAGTATCATCAATAAAACCAGCTTCCCAGGCAGCCAGCATTCTGTTCGCCACAAAGTAAGCGCCCTCCTTGCGTGCTTCAGTCTTCACTTCAGCCAGAAAAGCATCGGTGGCTGGGGTTTCAGTAATATCATCTTCCCATTCGCTAAACTCCTCACGACAAAAGTCATTAAATTCCTTCTCAGATTGCTTAAGCGAGGAATTTTCAGCAGCCATCTTCGCGCATTTAGCCTCAAGGTTATCAATCGTGATTCCAGCAGAACGACACTCCCGCAACGCCGTTTCTAGTTTTGATTCAAGTTCACCGAACTTACGGACAAGATATTCATCGTTTGTTTCGTCAACCTTTAAATCACTTGGGATGCATTTACCTTTCAGAAAACCATCCATCTCAATTAGTGTCATTTGTTTCATTTCTTCCCACTCCGCCACATCGCATTCAGATATTTGTTGTCATTAACAGAACCGAAACTCTTTCTCTTAAGCAATTCCTCTCTCGATGGCATTGGCTTTGCGCGTTGGCGAATAATCATTTCTGCCGGAAGAATGCCGGGATTGTATGCAAGTCCTCTCATGGTAAATTCCTCAGTCATTACTGATAGCGCCATAGCGTGAGCGGTAATTACGCAGGCGCGGGTCAATTTCAGGGAAGTGGGTATATGTGGCTTTGCGGAATGGTCGGATTGATGTCTGGTAAATTCGCTCGCGTTCTTCTTTCTCTGCAAGCCATATACAATGGCGAAATTCCTTTTCCTCTTTCGTTTCCTGCGGTAGCGACATTATCCGATCGTAGTTTTTTCTGAATTTATCCAGCACCTCCGATACGGAATTGCCGGAACAGCGGCGCGCGTCATCCGCACCATACAGAGGCGCTGGCATAATTAAATCCTTATTTTTCTAAATCAGAATGGGATGGAATCGTCGTATACAGGAGTGTTCTGCTGGTTACTACTTTGCTGCTGCGGGCCATTTCCTGAAGCTGCAAATCCAATCTTTGCATTCAGTAATTCAAGAGTGATTGATTGACCATTTTGCCCCTGATAAACATCAACCCTGATGTTTTCTCCGGTAATTTCCACAATGCCACCTTCAACAAGAACACTACGGTAGTAATCCGCTTGCGCTCCCGGCTTGGCAAATACAACGGCGCTGTAGTTTGTCCATTCTTTCTTTTTTGTCTGGCGATCGTAATACTGAACGCCAGCACGGATGTTGAATCCGATATTTTCCCCGGTCTGAAACTCTCTTGCGGGCTTGTTTAGTCTTACAGTAATCGAATGTGCCATTAAGCAGCAGCTCCTTCTAATTCGTCTCGTCTGATGTTGTAAACGTCCTGCGCTTTGTGCTGCTCCGGTGTGCCTTCGAGCATCTTCCACGCTTTGGCGAACGCCTGTTTAAGCTCTTCTACGGTGTTTTTCTGCATTGCTGCGTCAGTGAATGCTTTTAGAACCTGTTCAGGTGTAGGTGATGGTTTTGATTGCTTTGCTGCTGCGTTCTGCTGATGTTTATGCTCGTCGGTATCTGCATCTTTCGCATCATCAATGCCGAATAAACCATTGAGGCAATACTTGCGTGCATAAGAGCTTGTAGCTCCCGTAACTTGTGCAGAATCCATTCCTTTCTTGCTTTCTTCCTCTCGTGCAAGAGCGGTTGCCGTATGACTGTTTTCGCCATCGGTAATAGTTGCCGTGGCTTTCACATAATACCGATCACCAATCAACACAACTTCATCGCTGATTGATAAAAACAGGCCATTCAGTAACGGCTTAACGCCTTCAAGAATATCTTCGCAGCTTCTGTATTTATATTTGCCGAATGAGTTGTACTGATTCTTTGGCGCGTTCAGATTCTCCTGAATAGCTGCCAGTCTTGCGTAAAATTCTTTGCTCATATGATTGTTCTCAGAATGGACACGGCCCAAGGAAATAACGCTGATTTAATACTTCGACTCGGGACAAATTAAGGCATACCCGCATTCCTTCGCGGTCACCATTATGGCGATACCAGAGAGCTTTCTGCGTGTACATGCGCCTCTGTAACTTGCTCTCCTTCACTGTGGTTGCAAGTGACATGAATATCTCCTTCGTTACCGATTAATTCTTTCATCTGACGAATGAATTCTTCGTCTGACCAGTTATCTGTAAAACTCATTTCCTGCGATAACACGGAAGGTTGATAGCTGATTTCATCGCTTTATTTGCTTCAAGCCACATTTTTGAATCACCAATAAATCGGGCTATTACTGCCTTGTTCTGTGCAGCACGAAGCATCTGGTGATTGATGGCTATTTCATTGCGCATAATAAGACCTCAACTCTTTTCCATCCGTCACGTAATTTACGGGTGATTCGTTCAAGTAAAGATTCATTTAATTGGAAGGCACCCATGCGAGCGCCTCCCGCGATTGCGTAAATCATGGGTGGTTCCTTATGTTGGTTTTATTAGTAGGTTATTTTTGTTGCGAATAATTCGCCTTTTACGATGGCTGTTATGATATTTTTAGCAACATCTTCTGATGCGCCAACCTTGATAAGGTCAGCAAGTATTTTGTTATTTACTTCTTTCCGGTGAGCTTTATCCTTTGCTCTACGCTCTTCTTCGTCCTTGATTCTTTTTTCTTCTGCTATTCTGGCTTGCTCTTTTGCTTCAGCCTCGCGCAGGATTCGTTCTGCCTCCTCCTGTGCTTTACGGCGTTCTGCTTCAATTGCCGCATGCTTTTCTCTTTCAGCTCGTTCTGCTGCCTCTTTTGCTTCGCGCTGTGCTCGTTGCTCGGCTTCAATGCGTTCACGCTCTGCACGTTCCTCTGCGGCCTTAGCTTCTGCTTCTCGCCTTGCTGCTGCTTCAATTTCGGCTTTTGCCTTTGCTTCGGCTTCAGCTCTGGCTTTCTCTTCAGCTTCTCTTTTTAAGCGTTCTTCATGCTCTCGCTTTTCCTGCTCCGCTTTGAGTCTTGCCTCTTCTCTTTGGCGGTCAAATTCGCGATCCATCAAAATCGCTATTTCATGGTCAGACTCAATTTGCTTTGCGAGAGCTTCAGCTGCTGCCTTAGCTTCTTCTTCGGCTTTAATCCGCGCCTGTTCTTCCTCATAATCAGTAAGAGGCTGGCGCGCCTTGGCTTTCAGTTCATCAAGGCGATCGCGCACTGTCTTGCGGTTAGCATCAATTAGCTTTGGAATTTCCTTCAGTTCAGCAACAAGGTCTTTGCCAAGACCATCGAGATATGTTTTCGTCTGCGCAACTTTATACGCCAGATAAGCGATCTCCTTTCTGCCCTTTGCCGTTGTGATATCAGGCACAAAGGACATAACTTCACGTTCAACCTTTTGAAGAATTTCTTCAATCTGGTCGGCAGACTAAATTACAGTCATTGCATTTGCTTTTTCAATAACAACTAAATCTGTTACTTCACTCATATATCCTCCGTCAAAAAAATTGCCCTCACACTGGAGGGCAAAGAAGATTTCCAATAATCAGAACAAGTCGGCTCCTGTTTAGTTACGAGCGACATTGCTCCGTGTATTCACTCGTTGGAATGAATACACAGTGCAGTGTTTATTCGTATGCCTGTCTTTTAACCACATCAGGCTCGGTGGTTCTCGTGTACCCCTACAGCGAGAAATCGGATAAACTCTATTCACCCCTACAGAGAGAATGATGGAGATTCACCGATGAGTAACTGGTGGCAGGAACTATTACGTTTCTTCCTGCGTGGTCTTACGCTACAACAGTTAATTCATATGCTTATTATTTTAATTGCCTTGATAATAATCACCCCAGCATCAATTAAAGAGTGGGTAGATATAAGGAACCCCGAAATACTTCCAGATCACTGGATGTATTACGCAATGCTTTTGTGTATCAGTTATGTTCTGAACAGGGGGATGGAGTTTATATTTCTGGCATCTTCAGACAGATATAAAAAATATCTCAGTAAGAGAGATGAGGCTAAAGTAATTGTGGAGACTGAGCGCCTATTCAATTCTCTGAGTATTCAGGAAAAAGAGGTTTTAGCATTTGCTGTTATGGCAAATAACAAAATCGTACTTAAGCACGGCGATCCGGTCGCTTTATCTCTTATGAGAAAAGGCCTTCTCCATCGCTCAGGTGTGACTTACAGCGCGTCAGGTAAAGAGAAATTTGTTATACCTGACGTCTGGTTCCATGAGTGTTATATGCGCTTTGCTGGTAAAGCTGATGAGCTAATTTAGTTCCTCTACGGCGGGGGGGATCGTCACCTCGCTGTCAGTTGTTTTGATTTCCGGTAGCCTGCCGCGTAAATGGCTACGTTTGGAAGACAAGTTGAACCTTCATATTTTCTGGTCAACGTTGTCAGAGTTATAACTTCTGCTCTCATTGCTGGTTTGCGCTTGCATTGCAAGACCACTCGTGAAGGGGTTGGCCTGTGTAGCTTGTCGGAGCTAATCGCCTCCTGACTTTGCAGGTTTGCGCGACGAGCTCTACGGCGAGAAGCTGCGGTGCCTTTAAATTCTGTTTTTCTGGACATAGATTCCTCCCGAATAAACTTTGGCGATGCAATCTCGAAGCTCCTCCTGAGACGGTTACTTCGGCATTGCATCCCACAGCTTATGTGGTTGGGTGATCTGGCTTTTCAGCCACGTAGTCGAGTGTTCGACGTTGTTTAAAGAGCCTGCCAGTCTGCTCCGTTTGGCTTACAGCGTCCTGCTGATGAGTTGACTTTATCGAAATGATAAACTGATGGCAATAGCAAAATGATAAATTGTTTGGGTTTTCAAATATCCTGTTGATTATTATGGTTTTTTATTTGATTGCGGGAATTTATCAGAAGGAATGAAGAGACTTGAGGGGGATCAGAATTTCGTGGTTTAGAAAGTTGTATCTATCAATTTTTCAATAAATACAATTGGTTAAGGTGTTATTAGGTGTGGGGATCGTGAGGCAAAGAAAACCCGGCGCTGAGGCCGGGTTCTGTCATCTAACTTAAGTATCAAGCCGCTTTTTGTGAATGATTGATGTGAGCTTCAAAGTCGCGGCGTAGATTTTGAACGCGCTCTACACATCCGCGCATTTCAGCCAAAAGCTTACTAACGGCAGTATAGTCAAACGCTTTAGTCATTTTTTTTCCCCTCGTTTAAATGTAAGGCTCAACATCAAGGGCTGCTATTGCTGCGCACAATGCGTCAGGATCGTCAGCATCGATGGCTTGAGCCAGGTCATTAGCCAGTATAAGTAACTTATCGATGACAGCGATTTCGCTGGTCTTATCTACACGAAAGTATGGGAGCAGAGCATTACATACGTCTCTGAATGTCCGTAATTCTGCGACAACGTTCGAAAAGGTAGGATCTTTCTTACGAAGATCCACCAATGGCGCTACTTTAGCTGTTTTCAGCATTGCACTAATCTCGCCAATCATTGTTCCATGCAGACGATTAAATTCATCAACAGCTCGGTCATGCAAGCTCTTGTTGATTGGCAATACGTTTTGGGTCACTAACTATACTCCTTATATAGGTGTTCGCCAACAGATTTTCAATATGACTTGGGCGATTTCTGAACAATAAGCACGATTTAGCAATGATTAATTGATGTTAAGCACAAATATCTCTACATCGTGCATTTTTAACTATTTATACACATAAAATCTAATAAATGGATATAAACCTTATGATGATTTTTCTCAATCGAATTGAATAATGATCTCTATCACATCACCCAAACGTCTCTTCAGGCCACTGGTTACCAGCTATGTGACGATGAAGTCACGAACTTTTCAGCCACTCCCTTGCCTCGATGTCATCCAGATGGCGAGATTGCTTCAGAATACCAGCCACATACTCCACCTTTGCTACTTGATGATAAGGCAACGTTATTGGCCTGTGGTCCTGGTTGATGCTTGTAAATTGGTATTCTCCATCTCTGTCATAGCCAAGAACTTTGATCATGTTGTGTCCTTCAACAGTTCTGACAAACACCTCATCCCCCGGGAATACTTTGGTGTTAGGCTCAATGAGTACATATTCTCCTGATTTTATTCTGGGCCACATGCTGTCTCCTTTCACACGAAGACCAAAGGCATCTGGATCATCGCTATAAATATTGAGCCACCCATCGCGCTCTTCGGTCATCTCGATGGCACCATCAACACCAAGAATTGCCTCACCAACCACGCGCACTAACCCTTTTCTTACCTGACCGACAAAAGTTAAAGAATCTGAGCATGATGCAATTGGTGTTACATCATGTACCAAATCAAGCCACCCATTAGGTAACCCAAGTGCGGCTTCGAATTTTCTTGCTAGTTTATCCCCTATGTTTCGAGTGCTTTTTTCACCGGAGACTTGCGTGAGTTGAGAAGGGCTAACTCCAAGCTTATCGGCAAAGCTTGCATTAGTGTTACCCGCGATTTTTTTATGCTCATCTAGCAAAAACGCCAGATTCGATTTGCGAATATCTTTGTTTTCCATCCCACGATTCTCCCTCTATTTAGCAAATGGATAAATATGCATTTTGATAAATCTTCATTGCGTTTTATTTATCAAAATGGTAAAGTCGCTCTGTGTGATAAACGGAGGCACTAATGAGTAATGAACTACTACGCTGGCGAAAAGAGGCTTCTAGTGAGGAATGGAAGCGACTCGCCGCATTAGCGAATACTTCAGTTGGCTATCTTGATCAGATTGTATATGGGTTTCGAAGAGCTTCCCCAGATAAAGCGAATGCAATCGAAGAAGCCACTCGTAATTTCACGGGTTATAAACCTGTGAAAAAGGAAAATCTGGTGTTCGTATCGCGTAGAGCATCAGCAGCATAAGTAACCCCGCTCTTTGTAACAACGGACATTCGTCCTACGTCGCTGAAAAGCGAGTTCCAAGATATCTGACCAACTAAGGCCATATGCGTTTCCACGCATACCTTTCAACTAGCTATTCACTATTGGAAATCTTAAGAAATGGAACAAACAAGTTACAGCAAACTATCACAGCGTGATGTTGATCGCGCAGAAACAGATTTACTTATCAACCTGTCAACGCTTACCCAGCGCGGTCTGGCAAAGATGATTGGCTGTCATGAATCGAAGATAAGCAGAACGGACTGGAGATTTATTGCTTCGGTCTTGTGTGCTTTCGGAATGGCATCAGACATCAGTCCGATTAGCAGAGCTTTTAAGTATGCGCTTGATGGACTCACCAATAAAAAACGCCCGGTGTGCAAGACCGAGCGTTCTGAACAAATCCAGATGGAATTCTGAGGGAATTACTGGATCAATCCACAGGAGTCATTATGACAAATACAGCAAAAATACTCAACTTCGGCAGAGGTAACTTTGCCGAACAGGAGCGTAATGTGGCAGATCTCGATGATGGTTACGCCAGACTATCAAATATGCTGCTTGAGGCCTATTCAGGCGCAGATCTGACCAAGCGACAGTTTAAAGTGCTGCTTGCCATTCTGCGTAAAACCTATGGGTGGAA